CCAAGTGCGTCTTCATACTGCTCCATTTCTGCATCTTGTTCTTCCGCATTTTTAACATCTTCTTCGCGATCGTTAAGACCTGGAAGATTTCCGCCTGCTTGAATCGGTAGTTGTGGGTTTGCCATAGATTATCGTTTTGGTAATGTTGTGCCAGCCAAAATGCTAGGAGGCTCGTCGTATTCGTGTTGTCCCAGAATTTGGGATGCTAATCCTGTATCGCCAGCGAGCGCCCCACCCATTGGTGTGGATGACATATCTTGCATCTTTTGTCTGTATGCTGGGTCGTGCGCTAAATGTCCTGCTGATGCTTCTGATAAATAATTACCAGCGTCATACATGCTTGGTACTAAAAAATAAGGGCTCAGTGAAGCGCCTAAGTGAAGTGCGTTATTTGCTGCAGAACCGTAGTTACCGCCTTGCAAATTCTTTTGTAGGTTCTCGTGCTCTTCATACGCGCCCGGTAAACCTAAACCAACGTTTAATGTTGCGGGCATTGGTACATGTTTTAAAAGCGCTTTTAATTTTTCAAGAAATGATTCTGGATGTCCGCCAGTTGCAAAATGTTGTGGAGTATTTCCGTTTACAATCAGTGCGGCCTGCATATCAGCAGGTGTTACAGCACCGCCAAGTGCTAGGTGAGGTAATATGTTTGCCTGCTGCATTAACATCTGCTGTGGCGTGTTTACTAAACCGGGACTAGGATCCAAGGACGCTCCTGCTTCTTCCAGGAGTAGTTGATGTGGGGATTTGATTGGATTCATGTATTATTCCTATTTATAATAATGCAAGAAATAGGCACAATCCGCCCTTATTGGGCGTAGGGATTGACAAATCGCTTAGATGCGTCTGTATCGGCGTAGTCGTAGTCTCTAGCGGGCAGTGGATCTAGCTGTATCCATCCAGAGTCTCTTAGAACACGCAGCGCCTGCGATAGTGAGTCCACGTAGTCATCATGGCCGCCCGCCTCAGGAAACGAGCATACCTGTCTTAGGAAACGTTTTGTCCACGAGGCGTACTCACCCTTTTGTTTGTTGTCCTCAGGTATAAACGCTTTACCCTTGGCGACTAATGGGGCCACAATGTTTAGACGCTGCACCTTATCCGCTCTTCCAGGGTTGTATCCTCTGACCGGGACGCCAGATCCTTGAAGCTCCTGGATCAGGGAGATACCGGCAGACTTGTCCTCCATCAAAATAAGGTCGGCCTTGCGTCCCTTACCAAACTCGTTGTCCGCGCCGTAAACGACCTCTTTAAAGTCGTTGATGACCTTACGTCGAAGTTCTGGGTATGACAGGTGCTCGTCCCATGCGTCTAGCAAAATGACCGCGGTGCCCGCGTCTTGCTGCTCAAATATTCCCCAGACAGTGCAGGCCGTGGGGTCGTTCATTGTTTTTTCAGAAGTCGCCGGATCATACGACGCAATGACGTACTCCAGGGTTGGTGTTGGTTTGTCTGCGGGCCACATACGGAACTGGCGACGTTTAATGATGCCAGATGCCTCTGGGTCAAGGATCTCACCATAGATCTCTTGACGGCCAATATCTGTACCATCGTAAGTCTCAAGCTGTTTGAAGAATGTCTCTGAGAGGTTGTCTCTGTTGTCATAAGATGACGCGTTAACTACATATACATCCCCGCCTATTTTTCCTTCGTTAAGGTCGACGATGAGCTCTTTTGGCTTGGGGGTGGTGGTGATGATTTGTTGGACCCTGGCGATCCTTGGGTCTTTGAGACGCAGCGTGAACTGCACACCGTCATACGCGTCGTCGAGGTAGTCGAACGCGCAGAGCTCGTCGAACCAGGCTCCGTGGTATTGTTTACCGCGATACCGCTCTGGCTCGGATGCTGGAATTCCTTGTATGATGGATCCATTGGTAAGGGTAATCTCGAATAGGGACTTGTTGTAGTCTCTGATGAGGCTAGGTGGGATAATATTAAGGAGTCCGGAATCTCCCTCAAAACAAGTCGCTCGTATGTCGTTAGAAGTTGGGGCGGTGACCAGCCAGCGAGTGTTGTCGTACTTCCAAGCACGAATGCCAATCCAATGAGCGGCCGTATGAGTCTTGCCCGATCCACGACCGGCAAGCATAAGAAATGTGTCATATTCACCATCGTCTGGTTCTTGTTGATGTGGTAGGGCCTGTAGCGACCATTTTATCTGCCAGATGGCCGCCTCAAGCTGTTGTTTGGGCCAGTGCTGTCTTGCGGCTGCAAATTTTTTGAGCTCGCTTTGTTGTTTGTCTGTTATCGACATGGAATAAAACCTTCTCCTACTAAGATAGTGCTATCTTGACCCTCTGTCTCGATGTGTATGCAAGACTGGGCTGGAATTGAACTGATTTTGTTGACGTACCGTCTCGCATGATGAACCTTTACAGGTTTAGAGACTTGGTGTGGTACAAGTTGATGCTTTGATTTAAAAATAACGCTGTAATTTCCAAGCTGTGGCCTGTTTTCTACAGTAATTCTGCTGGCTAGTGACTCAATAAGCCCCTGGAGCTGTAAAATAATGCCACGGTGTCCAAAGGTAACACGAAAGCTGTCTTTTTTAGTGGAGTACTGCCTAGGTTTTGCCAGAATTATGCCAGACAACAGCTCAATTCGCTGCTCTACCGATGACAGCAGATAGTTTTGTGGTATCTTTGTGGGTAATACTGGGATTAGGTGCGACTCTACGCTAGGGATGGTGCTAAAGTAGCGCTCTCCTGTGCGAGATTTTCTCCAGGGTACGACCTTATACCCGTGCTCTTTGAATCTTTCAGTAATGTACTCCTGCATTCCCTTAGGAAACTGCATCTTGCCGTTGGGCTTGGTGTTAAAAAACCAAAAGCCAAAGACAAACGGCGGCACTGGCAGATCTTTGTGTGGAAATTCTAGGGGTTTTGCCGTGGGCACAGAGTACGCCAGGCGGTTTGTCTTTGTTTTTAAAGGGATCTCTAGCAGATCCTTTACGCTTAATGGCTGAAGTGGCCTTTTAAATTTACGAATGCCCTGGTATGTTTGTAGCCTGTTGCGATACTTGGGACTCTCTATCATAAAAGACAGGTGCTCATCGCCCGTAGCCGTGAGGTGGTCGTTAAACGTTACCTCATAGCAGGCTGGCGCCAGGTACTCTTGTACCAACTTTACTTTTACTGGCTTGCCATTGATATCAAATACATAGTCTCCCGCCTGTAGGTGGCGGGCGTATTTCCAGTGGTCAAGCGTTAGTACTCTTTGTGTTGACAGTATTGCCATAGAAGTTATCAAGGACCCAGTGGTCCAGCCATCGCCCTAGCGGCGTGCGTATTTTGTTTTGAATGTTAACCGGTAGCCTCTGGATGTCCAGGGCCTCTGCGGTGATACTAAGCCTGAACTTGATGTACTTTGCGGTTTCAGAGTCTAGTACCTCTACAGGCACATCAACCGAGTCAAAGTTATTCACATCACAGACCAGCACACGAAGACCCAGGAAATCTCCCTGCCTGCTTTCTAGTGCGCCCTGTATCTGATAGACGTATTTGTTCATACTTATAATAATGCAAACAAATGGCAATAGTCTGCCTTATTTTTAAAATATGCCTCGACTCTGTCCCCTTTTTGTCACCATTGTCACCATTGTCTGGGTCTATTCCAGTTTATCTATAACTTTTTTTTATTTTTTAAAAAAATTATAAAATAAGTGAAACAAGGGGTGACAATGGTGACAATGGTGACAAATCGCTTGTAACTCATTGATAGACCGTTAGTAAATGATAATGATTCCTATTTGTTGGGTGACAAATGCTGCACTGCATCCAGACAATGGTGACAATTTTAAAAAAAATTTGGAAGTTACACAAACTCAGGGTCTGTGGGGCCCCCGCCCCCGACCACCCCGATGGTACCTAAAAGGGTGATGTGGTTTATAAACAACACCCCCATGCACCATATTGGTGCATTAAGTGATCAGGTGATCACTTACAGGCTGGCACGTTTCTTGCCTAGCAAGATCTATGCCAGCCTGCGCGCCCAAGCACAGCGAGTGATGAGTGTGAGTACTCACTAACATATAGCTGGCACGCTTCTTGCCTAGCAAGATCCGTGCCAATGTGCCCGCGCCCGCCGTGTGGTATGGATACAACACATAGGCAAGGATACACACCAGCAACGTGACACACAGCCACGCGCCCATACATTCCACATTGTGATAAGGCATATCACAATGTGGAATGTATGGGCGCGTGGCTGTGTGTCCTGCCTGCCTGTTAGGGTAAACACCTATTGACGGATAGGAGGCGCGCTAAGGGGTCGCCACGCTGTTTGCCTCTGAGGTAAGGGGGTAGCCTCACCTATGTGCCGATCGCCTGTCTATCATATACTGCGTGGGCTCTGAGGGTGCACGCGTACGCGTAAGACTAGGTGATGTGTGGACAAGGTGTTTGACAATTACAACGCGCTTGATACCCCAGTGTGGTGCTCAGTAACAGCTCGGCACAATTTCAAGAAGTCTTCCCTGCTACTTGTTCCACGGGCATTATTGGCAACCCAACAAACAAGGACGCAGTTATCTTTATCATATCCCAATGCTATATCGACTCGCTCTATACTGACCACTAGAGGCGATCCTGTTTGTGTGCTCATAGTCCATCCAGTGTAGGCACAAATACCTTTTTGCTGTTTCCATATCAATATTAAATCTTCAATAGTAATGGTAGGAGGATTGTGCCCTCTAGGTTTAGAATGACTGCGAGCATTGGCAAGTAGCGATTTGAGTCTACCCTGTAATGTATTCCTACGTCTTATTTGTGACTGTGTGCGTTGAGCTTGGTCTTTGTGAGCCATTGTGGTATTCCAGTATCATAATTTGAAAGTAGATAGGTTAGTCCTTGATACTGGCAAGGACAATGCTGTCGACACACTGTCCCTATCTGTTTATAATAATGCAAATACCAAAGGGAAAACGCCCTAATAACTAATAACCTTACAGATTGTAAGGGAATATAACCCAATAGATATAAGGCAGAGAATATATTTGCATCAAGGTGTTGACATTTGTCTCAAAGGTCGGATAATACAAGGTATCGGAAGTGCAGTGGCTAATCCACTCAACAGGTGACTAAGTACCAGCCTGTATAATCATGTGGCAGACCTAGGATATAGAAACAGACCTAGCGAAGAGATACCGACGGCGCCAAGTAATCGCAACAGTCGTGATAGTAATGCTCAGAGCTCATTGTTACCAGTGAGCTCGAGGCAGTACTAACAACAGGAGAATATATGTATACAATCAATATCGGACTAGCTAATCCTTTCACTGGTGGCAACAATAGCGTGGAGCAGACACTGAGCGCCGCGCTGAGCTTTGTGCGTGACGTGACTAAGGTCAAGGTATCGTACGAGGGTAGCGAGCCCACAGTGATCATCCAGTACGCACTGCCACACGGCAGTATCAACGTGCTGGCAACGGCACTGGATCAGGACTGCATCGCACTGTTTGACCATGAGATCGGCAAGGGATCGCTGATCGGTGACAAGGCAGAGGCATGGGGTGAGTTTAACCCTGAGTATTTTCAATTTATCTAGGAGGCAGTATGGACATCAAGGCAAAGCAGGCAATCATTGAGCAGGCACGCGAGCTCATCAGGTCGGTATGGACTGATGACCTAGACCAAGAGACACAGCGCGAGATAGCGCGGATCTACGACGACTTGCAGTACGTATTTGACGAAGAGTAACAGGTCGAAACCACGGCGACGTGGTCTCCACGTAAGGCGTGGACTGACGAGACCAACAACGGAGGCATTATGCAACCCAAGATTACTTATTACCAAGCAGTCGCACTGGTACGCGACTGGATCGACGTGGCGCTGACTAACGGCATACACGGCATACAGGTGGCGGACTACGGACTGACGCAAGAGTACCGCACCAAGGGTGTGACACAGATGCGCAGGGCGCGCTCATTCGGCAACCTAGGCGACATCCTAGTCCAAGGGTACGACGAGCTGGGCAATACAGTCGTGCTCACCAGTAACTTACAGACATACAATATCTAGGAGGCAGTATGAATCAATTTGAGAACGAGGTGGGACGCATCATTGATCGCGTCAACCCAAGAGCGCAGTA